GTGCAAACCCTTCAAGAAGAGTGAGCGGAAGCTATACTAGCTGAAGCGAGTATACCTTCCTCGGTATGTGAATGAAGCAGAAGACCGACAAATTACTCTTGGCCGCGATGGAGAAGCTCGAAAAGCTCCGTCGCCAGGAGTGTTTTGACCCAGCCAGCCCGGACAGTAAGCCTACTCCCTCACAAGAACAAGTAATTAAAGACTCGCCCACTAATCACATTCAAATTATTCGAGCGGGTAACCAGTGCCTGGCTAAAGGCACGTTGGTAATGACCCCAACAGGCCCCATTGCTATTGAGGATATTAAGATAGGGGACACCGTCTATAGCGAGCACGGAGAACCCATTAAAGTCCTTAAGACGTTTGATAATGGCCCACGTAAGGTCAAACAATTAGTAAATTACGGCAAGACATGGGCCACGGCTACCGACGACCATGTATGGTTGACTCACGACTATAGTAAAAAAAGCCACTCAGACAAAGGTACACTTTCTCAACAAACTACCGCTTCTGTCGGAGAATTTCAAAAGGTTGCTAGGAAATTTGTTTCTGCCCCATTAGGAGCGGCAAAAGAATCGGCCGCTTACGCAATTGGTGCCTTGCTCGGAGATGGTTGCTCAAGACAAAAAGGCAGGCAGGTTTGGATATCATCTGCTGACGAAAAAATTCCCAATAAAGTGGCCCACCTACTTGGTGACGTAGAAGTTAAAAAGAATTCAGACCACAATTATAATTGGACGCTAAAGTGTGACAAAGATAGCTGGCACCCGCTATATGTTAGCTGGTGTGCCGGCAAGTATGCCCATGAAAAAACTGTGGATTTAGATGTAATCAAATCTTGGGACAGACAATCGACTGTTGAATTTATAGCTGGACTATTTGATACTGAAGGGTCTTTGTCTGGTAATGAGAAGGCTAAGACCATTAACTGGAATATTTCCATGCAGGCTAAGCCGGTCATTGACGCAATCGAGTATCTACTGCTGGCATTATGGCAGGTACCATGTACTCGAGCTATTGACGATAGGGCAAAGTATAAAAATGGTCCAGTTCATCAGGTTAAAGTTACTAATCCGCATGACATTAATCGGATTATGCTAGAACTTCAACCACACATAGTGTCAGAACAAAAGCACTGGAAACCAATCTATTCGGTTTATGGTCAACGTAGCTTTTCCGACAGAGTTACACTACGTCCTACAGGCGGGGAAACAGTACCCACTTATGACATTCATGTTGATTCACCCACCAACTTGTACCTTTTAGCCAACGGTTTAGTTACCCATAATTCAGGTAAGTCGCAAACTTGCGCTAGGATTGTGACCTGGTTCATGACTGAGACCCACCCCCACTGGAATAGACCACCTACCTGGGGAACAGAGCCTCTATTGGCCCTTGTCGCGGGCCGTACCGGACGACAGATAGAGGAATCCCTCCTGCCCAAAATCAGGAGCTACCTCGAGCCGGGGACGTACAAAGAAGTCCGTATCGGGAACATCATCCAACGCCTGGAACTCACGAACGGGAACCGTATCGTGTTCCAATCATTAGAGAACCCCTCGATGGCGAGAGAGCGGATTCAGTCGTATGTTGCCCACTTTGTGTGGCTAGACGAATTACCCCCCACAGTTGACATTCTTAACGAATTGCTCATCCGGATTCAGGCGAGGAACGGTCACTTCTTAGCCAGTTTTACGCCTTTAGTCCGCAACGCACAAGTACAGAAATTTGTGGACGGGCTAACTGAGCCGCTAGCTAAGACCTACCGCTTTCGGATGTTGGATAACCCGCTTTACTCGGACCCCCAAAGACAGGCCGAAATCCTGTCATCTTTGTCACATCTACCCGAGCACGTCAGAAATAGCCGTCTTTACGGCGATTGGATGTCTGACGACAATGCTGTTTTCTACTTTGATTACAAGACGATGGTGGAACTCCCAACGGGCTACAGCCCTCTCTGGCGCCACGTCGAGAGTGTCGACCCTGCAATAAAATCCGCTCTCGGCTACACGCTTTGGGCTGAGGACCCGTCCTCCGGCGTCTGGTACTGCATCCGAGCCGAGTACATCAAGGGCGTGTACGTCCCCACGGAGCTTGTCAGCACCGTGGCGAAGCTCAGTGTGGGAGTCAACATCGTCCGCCGCGTTAGCGACCCCCACGAGAGTTGGTATATTCACACCGCTGCTAGTATGGGTATCAGCTACACCGGAGTCTATAAAAAGAATGACCGGAAAGCGGAACTAATTAAGGGCTTTCAAGAGGCCCTCGGCTCCCAGCTCCGAATTGCCCCAACGGCGGAACTCTTGATTGAAGAAATAACTTCCGCTAGATGGAGCGATACTCGGGATGGTAAGATTGCTTCTGGTAGTGATTATCACCTTCTTGATTCTAGTCAATACTTTCAAGATGTTAAACCGAAGAAAGAGACCGCACCTCAAGTTGGTCTCCCCTGGCAAGCAGCCCTCTACCAAGCCCATACTGAGCGCAAAAAGAACGAAGCCGCTAAGCAAATGAAATTGCTGCAAAAAGCAATTCAAAGGAGGGGAAGAAACTATGTCCGACGATTCTCGTAACGGCCACGTCAAAGTCGGCCTATCAGTAATGATAGCGCAACCACCCCCAATGAAGATGCGTAAGCCGGAACATCATCGGCCAGCCCCGTCCATCGAAGACAAAGTTCGTGACTGCATTGACAGAATTGACAACGGCTGCGGTACTGAGGTAGACTTTCTTACATTGAAGAAGCTGAAGGCAGCTATTCAATCCAGACCGAAACAGACACCGAGAATGGTCAACCTAGTTAAAATGATTGACCCTATCATGAAGAGATTCGGTTACTACTTTTAGGAGCGCAGTAGCAAGTATGCCTATCAAAATCACAACTTGGGATGAAGCTCAAACAAAAAAGGAAGTAATGAAACGCTTCCAAAATGCCGCTACTCACAGAGCTCCAGTTGAGCAAAGGTGGCTTGCTAATGAGCAGTCTGTCTACTCGACCGGGACTATGGGCAACACTAACTTCGGCCTCGGCAACTTGACGAATATGCTGACCAACCCGATGCCGGGAGTGGACCAATCAGCTGCTGATACCAACAACGTTTACGTCTTCAAAAATCTTCGCTTCCTTCACGCCCAAATGAGTGCCAATCCGCCGAGTGTGGTAATGAGGCCGACGTCTTCTGACCAAGAAGACCACCGCCGCGCTGACGCCGCTGACCGCGTTGTCAGGTACGCGATTCGCCAATACCAAATGCAAGAGAAGTTTGACCAATTAAGTTTGAATACCTTAGTCTACGGCTCGGGTGTGATGAAAACCATTTGGGACTCTACTAAAGGCGACATCGTCGAGTTTGACGAAGAATCTGGCGAGGTTACTCTTGAGGGGGACATTACTATTACTGTTCCCTTTACTTGGAATGTGTTCCTCGACCCGGATGCCCGGTCTTGGGGAGAGGTAAAGTGGGTCCTGGAGAGGACTTACATGGACTTCGATGAAGCTTGCGCTAGGTGGCCCGAGAAGAAGGACCTCCTTGAAGGTGCCAAAATCACCAGAGACGGGTCCCAGCAAAAGACCGCGTCCCGTACTTCCGCCCTATCGGACGAAAAATACAATTCAGTAGAACTCCTCGAATATTGGGAAACTGGCCTCCCTACTAACGGCTATATGGGTAGATATTGCATCCTTACCGCAGCAGGAGACGTTATCGAACCCGCAAAGCCGTCTCCGTACCGCTTCAAGCGGGCTGGAGCTGCCCGTAAGTTGATGGAAAAGAACCTCCCCGATGACGTTCTTGAGGAGCAACTGGCGAAATTGCCTGAGCAGGCTAGCTTACCCTACCACGTCTTAACCGATATCGATGTCCCGAACACGGTTTGGGGCAGAAGCAATGTGGAATACGTGGCCCAATTGCAGGAGAATCTACTCCGGTTGGACACGGCGGTAATGGACAACATTCAAGCTCACGGGGTAGCCAGGATGATTGTCCCGGACACGGCTGAAGTTGCTGAGAATATCAGTAACTCTCCTTGGGACGTAATCAAAATCAGCGGCAATCAGCCTCCCTACTTCCAAGAAGTGCCGCAACTGATGCCAGAAATGGTCTCCACCAGGTTGAACCTAATTCAAGGAATTAATGACGGTTTCGGTGTCAATGATGCCATGTTCGGGGTGCAGAAGCGGGAGACCTCGGGCACAAGCATGAACTACGCCACCAATCAAGGCAATATGATTAGGCGCCGTTTGTTTAATAAATATGTACTGGCAGTCGAGTCAGTATATAAATCCGTACTCAAACTAGTGGTCAAGCATTGGCCGGTAAGCCGTACCATCTCAGTCCTCGGTAAGGAGAACGCCCTCGAGTCAGTCGACCTTAAAGGTAGTGATGTAGATGGTGGGTATGACATTATCGGGGAGTATGGGGTATCGCTATCCCTGGACCCGATGTCTCGTCGCGAGGAGATATTGATGCTCCAGCCCCTGTTTGAGAAGGCCGGAGTTCCTACCCGAACCTCGCTAAAGCTCATGAAGCTCAACGAATTAGAGGGGATGTACGACAGATTGACCCTCGCTGAAAATCGTCAACGTGAAATCTTTGATGAGATGGTCGCAACTGGCCGCTACATCCCGCCCGAAGACTTACTCGACCACGAGAATATGATTGCTTGGTCGTTGGAATACTTTATGACCGCGGAATTTCATTACTTGGAACCGGAACTAAAAGAGTTGTGTAAACAGCATATTCGGGACAGGGTACAGTTAGCTGCCCAAGAGAAGGCTGCCTTGACCGGACCCCCTCCAGGAGCAACCCCTGGCCCTACTCCGGGCGTACCGCCCTCCGCTATACCCGAACCAGCACCCGGCCAACCGCCTCTCGCGCTGCCGATGGAGAATGCGTAAGATGATTACTCGAGACGAAGTATTAAAGGGCCGGGAGCGAGACTACCCGCTCGACAGCGAACTTGAGCTGAATCTGAGCCGATTACTGGATGCGGTTAATAAGATTCGACTAGCTTGGGGGAAACCCCTAATAGTTACAAGTGGATATCGGCCCGGGCACTATAACAAAAGTGCTAGAGGAGCGAAGCGTTCGGCTCACATGACTTGTGAAGCAGTCGACTTTCATGACCCCCAAGGGGAGTTCGGGAAGTGGTGCTTAGCCAACCTCAAGTTACTCGAAGAGGCTGGCCTTTACATGGAGTCCCCTCTTTATACCCACGAGCCACCAGCGAAGAGGTGGATACACTTACAAATTCGGGCACCTAAATCCGGGAACCGAGTTTTCATCCCATGAATTACCGCAACCCCAACAAAGGTACTTTGTAAGCTATTGACACATGGTTAATGTACTTGATATACTTACTCTCATAACACCTTATTCCCATCCCTACGGACGGAACAGGAGATAGTATGTCATTTACAGCGCAATCAGTCATGAACATCGCCAACTCAATCAAAGGAGCAGAAAGCGCCCCAGTAGAGCCGGCCACCCCTTCCGCGTTCGAGGTCCGTCCTTACGACCCGGATACAGACGAAAGGTCAGTGTCGGCATCCCAGTCAGAAGAATCGTCATTTTCTCTAACAGACGGCAGCGAGGATGATACCTCCGCAGACCAAGAGACCGGGTCCGCAGAACCCACTGCAAAGTCTCCTGTATCGGGCGGGAAAGAATCAATCGTCGTGACGGATGAGAAGGGCAAACGTCGAATCGAGGTAGACTTTAATAATAAAGACCAGCTCAAGAAGTATGTCCAAATGGCCCACGGTGCTAGGAAATGGCAGGCTGAACGCGACCAGGCTTTGAATAAGGCCAAAGAAGTCGAAAGTCAGTATTCCTCACTTAAGGGAAATTGGGATGTTCTAGAGCAGACGTATCAGCAATCCGGAGTGGAAGGTTTGATTGACCTCTTAGAGGGAAGGCAAGGAGCTTTTTCTGAGTGGGAAAAATCTAGAATCGACCGTCACGAAGCGCTGAAGAAAGCCTCCCCAGCAGAGCGCGAAGCGTTCGAGCTAAGGGAAAGGGAAGCATCTAGACAAAGGGAAATCGAGCGAATCAAGAAAGAGAATGAAGACTTTAAGCGTAGCGTCCAAGCGGAAAAGGAAACCGCCGAACTTCGCTCCCTTGAAGGAACCATTCATCCCACATTCGACCGGTACCGCTTTGCCGACAAACTAGGCGACCGTGACACGGAGCAAATGTTTGACGAGATGCTGTGGCAATCAGCCCTAAAAAGGCTGGAACCCTATGAAGAGAAAGGCTTGCCCATTACCGCAGACTTAGTGGAGAGGGAGTTCAAAGCAGTCTCCACTGCGCTAAGGAAGCGTATCAATGTACAAGCTGAAAAGAAGGCAGCGAAAGCTGTCGAGCAAAAGAAAAGAGAGGCTACTGAGAATGTGCAAGCTGCCGTTTCGAACGGGTACCGCTCATCCCCAGTGGCAAAAGAAGCAGAAGACCTCATCAAGAGCGGAAACATTTCCGGCCTCTTTAAAGGATGGGGTAAGTATGGTAAAGTATTTAAATAACAATTACTTTAGAAAGAACAGGTAAACTATCATGGCAAATATCGACCAACTCAATTTAGGCAAGATTCTCCAAATCGCTTTCAGCGACGGCGT